CTCCACGACGGGCTCAGACTCCACGACGGGCTCAGACTCCACGACGGGCTCAGCCTCTGGGACGGGCTCAGACTCTGTGACGACCGGGGCCTCCACGACGGGTTCAGCCTCCACAACGGGCTCAGCCTCCACGACGACCTCAGCCTCGGGGACGACCTCGGCCTCGGGGACGGGCTCAGCCTCGGGGACGGGCTCAGCCTCTGGGACGACCTCAGCCTCAACGACGGGCTCAACGACAGGAACCTCCTCAACGACAGGAACCTCCTGAACCTCCTCAACAACAGGAACCTCCTGAACCTCCTCAACGACTGGAACGACGGGCTCGACCTCCGCGTGAGTCAAGAGACTGGAGAGACGCGAGCCGGTGACGGGCGCGACAGGAACGCTAGTTCCTGGAGCCGGGGGCCAATCAACACTCAAAGGATCCTGCACCTCGTCCGGCAGGTCGCGCAGGGCCTGCCTGTAGGCGAACCAGGCGTCCTTCTTGTCTTGGCTGAGGTGTGCGTCGGACAGGGCGACCCAATCGCTCTGGGCGAGTCTCGCGTTTCTCTCGGTTCTGAGTTGGGTCCAGGCCTGGTCGAGCTTGGCCTGAACCTTGGCCGAGTCTGCGACGAGCGTGACCTGATCACCGTCCTGAACGCCCTTAACGTCGCTCCAGCTCAAGCCTTCTGGAACCTCGAGGCGTATACCGGGGGTGACGGGAACGATGGGTGAGTCGCTAAAGTACCAATCGACGACGGAAAGGGTATTTGAATCCAGAATTACGAGGACCTGGCTCATTGCTGAAATAGCTTATGAAAATAATAGGCTGAAGGATCAATGGAGACGTACAAGGGTGAGCCGATCGAGGAGATGTACGATCTCTGGATGGCCCACAAGGCCAAGAAAGAGGAGATGCACAGAAAGAAATTGGAGCGCGACCGGAAGGCCAAGGCCCGGTACAGAGCCAAGCAGAAGGAAGTGTCTCAGGACGCTTCCGAATAATTATCTCAGGCCAAGGTAAGACATGGGGTTCATATACCAGATACGAAACACCGTGAATGGCAAGTGCTACGTGGGGCAGACGAGACGGAGATTGGTCTCTCATCGTTGGAGTCAACACAAGAGGAGACCTGACGGAATCCTCAAGTTTGCATTTGCCAGTCATGGACTCGACAAGTTTGAATTTTCGGTAATTTGTGAGATTCCAAACGAGGAATTGAACGACCGAGAAGTCAAGGAGATTTCTGAACGAAGGACTCTCGCCCCGAACGGATACAACCTTCAGACGGGTGGGAACGCGTTTCAGCAGAATGAAGAGACGAAGCTCAGGATAAGCGAGGCGAACAAGATTTCACACACAGGCGTCAAGCTTTCTGAAGAACACGCGCGTCGGATAAGTGAAGGCCAGCGTGCAAGTCCAAACATGAGTCGGTCTCATACAGATGAACAGAAACAACACATTCGAGAAGCGAAACGCACCACCATGAAACCCGTGGACCAATACACACTCGACGGGACATTCGTGAAGACGTGGGAGTCGGTGAGAGCGACGGGGGTGAATAGGGTCAGGGACTGCTGCTCACTCAAGTACTCTCAGTCGAATGGGTACGTGTGGAGATGGCACGGGGAGCCGTTCGATGCCCGACCGACCGAAGAACAGGTCGAGGCCGAAAGGGAAAAGGCGAGGGCCTACCGTGAAAAGAACAAGGAGCGTGTAAACGCTTGGAAAAGGGCCTACGCGCTAAAGCTCCGCACTGAAGCCGAGGAAGGCGGCTGTTGTGTTGTTGGCCCTGATCTCGATTGACAAGCCAGCGGTTCCAGCACTTCCTGTATTAATCACAAACCTACCCGTATGGGGAGTGCTCGCGTCCGTCTGAAATGCAAAAGAGTTGAGAGTGCCAGGTGCGCCACCACCCGAGTTTAATTGGAATGTGGACATTGCACTATTTGAAAAGTTGGCCGTTGAATTGAGATTGGAACGCATGGTCACTGGATACTGGACGATGAAATTGAGTTGATTAAACCCGTTTTGCACACCGAAGCCGAACGCGCCGTACGAGCCGGAAATAGCCGAGCTCCACTGATAGTAATAGCGTTGGCAAAGAGCGAGCTCAGTAGCAAATGGGCGAAACTCGAAACCCGTAGCCACGGTACCTTTCTCGAGCTGCACACCCGTCAGTTCGATGTAGTTGCCGGCGTTCTGGGCCCAATTGTAAGCACCGGCAGCCGTCACGTAATTACCCGAAAGCCATGTATTTGGTGCGCCGGTGAAGGTGGTGCCAGTATTATTGAAATAAAACAATGACATGTTGATTCCCACGCCATTCGTTGTGAGCCACGTGGTCCCGTTAGGTGGCGGGGGGATTGTCGCGGTCGCGTACTGCCAAGTGTTTGCGCCTATTGTTGTAACTGTTGATATGTATGAACTAGTTCCACCACTGTTTTTGAAAGGAACGCTCAAAACCGAACCTGACGGCAAGTTTGTCCGGAACCAGAACGAAAGAGTCACAGGCTGACCGAACGACGAGCCCCAACGGAAATCTGCGGTGTTGTAGCCCTCTATGTTGTGATAAGCGGGAGTGTCATCGAGACCCGTAGTCGCTCCAGTAACGACCGTCACCGCGTAAGAGTTGGAAAAGCCAAGTTGCCATGGTGTATCCGACGCCGTCAAAAGTCTCTGAGAAACGGTAATGACGCCACCAGCTGGCACATAACTCCCCCATCTGTCGATGGTTTGATACGCGACTGTTAACGATATATTAGTCGGCCCCACCCCCCTCTGCGCGATCCGCATGTCCCCGTTGATGATCCGATTCCTGAAAGACCCGAGGCCAGCACCTCCACTGATCGTGCCCGAGACGACGAGATCGCCGGCAACCTCCAAGGCGCGCTGAGGATTGGCGATGCCCACGCCAACCTTGGCATCGGACGTGATGCAGAGGGACTCTTCGGTGCCGTTGAGGGTCCATTCACTGGTCGACGCGACGGCTGAACCCGTTGTAACGCGATTCGCCACGAGTCTGTAGAATGTCCAAGCCTGTGATGAAGTTGAATTGAATACTATGATTTGACTTGTCGCAGTCCATGATACTGCAACGCGTGAATCTACAAGAGTCCAATTGAATCCATCGCGACTTCCCAGAACCCAGAAGTTTATAGGCGTCTGCACGAATGAATCACCGCGAGCCTGTAGAGAATAGCTCGAAAGAATCAAGGACACCGGTAGTTGAACCTGGAGCCACTCACCTGCATATGGATTCCCTAGAGTATCAACTGTAGTGACAGCTGATGACACATAGCCCGTGCTTGTGTTGTATGTGGAACCTGCCGTCCCCCAATAACCTGTGGAACCCGAACCGACGGTTTTATCAAAGGCGTACCAGGCAGCCGCCGACTCACTACTCGCACTCGCAATGTACTTACCCTGCCCATAAGTCACCGACGCGTTCGAAGTTGTATCGAGCAAATAAGACGACATGGGCGCCGGGGGGTAAGACTGTACGGAACGCGTCGCACCCAATGAAACTGCGTTGAGTCCGCGGCCCTGGACCTCCAAAGTGGTGCCGACTTGACCGGCGAGCGAGCGGAGAAGGAGAAGGGTGTTACGGTCGGTCACGAACGGTGCCGAGCCGTCCGCCACGTTGGGAACTGTGTACGTCGAGCCGGTGTACCGCGCGACGTTGGACACGCGGAGGTCGGCGAGGTTGCCGGTGATGTAGTAACTAGTCGGTGACGGGTATGCTCCTACGATGAGATTGCGTGTAGGGACGTAAGGCATATCAGCCCCGGTGACCGTAACTGACCCGACGGATGACGAATTGTACGATGTGTAGACGTTACAACGAGCGCCGTCATACGTAGCAGCGACGTGATACCACGTACCTACTGTGAGAGTCGGCCCCGGTACTTGCTGGGCAGCCGTCTGGAAGAAAAGCACACCTGTAGGGCTGATTTGGAACGCCCAATCAACACCAGTAGATCCGATTCCAAATCGGGAAATGATGGGAGGGTATAAAGCACCGCCTGGAAGTGCCGCGAGGTACACCCACCCCTCAATAGTCCAGTTTGAAGCCCACAGGTTGGTCGTGAGCACCGAAGACGCCGCGTTGCCGTAATCGATGTACCCGGTGCCGTCGAATCGTATCGAGTCAAACTGTGGATTCGTACCGGGGAAGGGGCCGAGCACGTTGGAGGTGACGCCGCCGATCGGCGTGGGGACGGCGCCGTAGCTCGTGAGCTGACTCGGGAGCGGAGTGACGTCCTGGATGCTCGGGTAGGTTGGCAGGGGGTACTGGGTGTCCAAAGACCAGGCGACCGTACCACCCGCTGGAATTGCACCGAGGTTGGGGGAGGGTGTGAAGGTTGTCGTGGTGTATGTGTTGGCGCCGAAGAGAACGCGGGCTTTGGCAAGAGCAAAGTTGGGGCCTTGGACGTTATTGTACTGACCGACTGAGATTCCAGAGTATTGATTTGTTGAAACGGTTCCAGTGATGGATGCCGAAGACGTTCCCGAACCGGTTGGCGTGTAGTTCTGTCCAGTAAGTGTTTGGATTTGTCCATTGATGAACATATTTACGAAGCCGGCAGTGTTTCCCTGAACCACGAGATGATTCCACGAACCTGTGGTTATTGTACCGGATGTCAGGAGACCAAAACTACCGGCGCCATTGTAATAATCGAGACACAATTGACCGGTCGTCAAAGGTCCGAAGAACCAATCAGTATTTATAGCCGTCGGTGGCCCCTTATGTAACATAAACGGAAGTGAAGCGGAAGCCTGCATGTTGTTTGAACTCGCCAATGACGCGTAATTGACCCAAGCCTCGATGGTGAACCCCGAGTTCAACGGCGTGTTCAACGCGGTCGTGCTTTGGCTGTAATAACTTCCAAGCGTCCCCGGCAAGGTCAAGCAAGGTCCGTAAGGCGAGGTCGAGGCGCCCGGGAAGTACTGTGAGTTGAGGGACATGAGCAGGGTCGGAGTTCCAGTGAGGTATGACGGTTGCGTAGAGCCGAAGGGGGCGGCTGCCGGTGACGCGAAGGTGGCCGTGGGCACGATACCCCCTGAAAAGACGCGGACGTCGGCGACGTTGCCGTAAAAGTTACTGTTATTGTAGTCGTAGCCAATTGTTATATTTGAACTAACCGTAAAACGTGGAGTACCTGTTAGAGTTCCTGTAGCTCCACCAAGTCCGCCGTTTGTGAAAACGCGCAGCACCCTTGTAGAAGATACATATGACATGGCAAAGTGATACCACGTGCCGGCACTCACCGTTGTAGCATTTGAAGCAAGGAAGGCTGTTCCAACTGTGTTAAATATGTATCCTACTAAAGCGGATGAGCTAATGTACATTCCAAAATCAAAATTTGGTACTGCATTGGCGCGTGCAAATATACTATAATTAGAGGCTCCGACGACACTTGGATTGACCCACGCCTCTATGAAAATATTCGAGGATGCGGGATTTAGAAGTGAAATTGAACTTCCACCGTTTGGTATGAGCACTCCTGAAATATTCGTCCCTGGACAGTACAGAGCCTGTGTGATCGTCCCCGTCGAAGTGTTCGACCTGATCGTCGCCGCATTACTCAAGTAATTCTGGATCAAATTTGTGGTGGTGGTCAAGGGCACGGACCCCGTGACGTACGAAGAGACGTGGAGCGAGCCGGTCGGGACTCGGTCGGCCAGGACGTACGCATTACCAGAGGCGTCCGAGGTTACAGTCACGTTGCCGATAAACGAGGTGTTGCCTGCCACCGTAAAGGTTTCCGTTGCGAGCGACGGATTTAGGCCGACGCTGGCGATCGCCGCGTACAGATTGTTGGAGAAGGTACCGGTATTGGCGAACAGGTTGGTGGTTGTGAGGGCGTTAGAGACGAAGAGGTTGCCCGTGATGCGTGCGGCTGCGTTCGCGAGGGTCAGGGTATTGGCGAACAGGTTGGTAGTTGTGAGGGCGTTGGAGACGAAGAGGTTGCCCGTGATGCGTGCGGCTGCGTTCGCGAGGGTCAGGGTATTGGCGAACAGGTTGGTAGTTGTGAGGGCGTTGGAGACGAAGAGGTTGCCCGTGATGCTTGCGGTCGCATTTGAAAGGGTTAGGGTGTTTGCTGATATTGAGTTGCCCACCGCCAAGTTAGTAGGAGTACTCATAGAGTAAAAATTTCCTGTAGAACTTGCGTTTATAGCAGCGACATATATATAGGGAACTGTAATAGTATCGTAATTAAATGTTGTATCTGTAGCGTTTGAAGATATACCAGCTGTGTATAGGTTTGTAGTAGTAACAGCGTTTGCCGAGTAGATGTTGGAGAAGGCTCCAGTGTTTGCACCTGCAAGAGTGCCATAGAAGGTTGAAGCGACCATAGAATCGGTCACATACGCACTAGTAAAGTACGCACTTGGGGCTGATACTGCATTAGATGCGTAAATATTACCCAGAACAGTTAGATTGGCGCTCACTATACTCGTTCCTATACCAACATTTTCTAAATAGTAAACATTCCCCGTACCTGAAGTCCACTGCGAACCTATGAAACCTATAATATTCGTCGTATATATGTTTGCTATGTTTGCAACTGAAAGATTAGAAGTTCCTTGGACGTTCAGAGTGCCTGACAAGTAGGCGTTTGAAGTTGTGACGGCGTTAGAAACTACAAGGTTGGCAAGTGGTTGAGTAAAGGTGGGTATATTAGAGAGCAAACCACCGTCTCCAAAGTACACTGCCGCATTTATAGTTGCGAGGTTAGAAGTTCCTTGGACGTTCAGAGTGCCTGACAAGTAGGCGTTTGTAGTTGTGACGGCGTTAGACACGTATAGGTTGCCCGTGATGCTTGCAGCGGCGTTCGCAAGGGTCAGAGTGTTGGCGAACAGGTTGGTGGTTGTGAGGGCGTTGGCCGAGAACAAGTTGGAGAAGGCTCCGACATTAGCACCCGCGAGCGCGCCGTAGAAGGTTGTGGCGGTCACGGACCCCAGAACGTTGATGGTTGACGTGGCGTTCGCAAGGGTCAGAGTGTTGGCGAACAGGTTGGTTGTTGTGACGGCGTTAGACACGTATAGGTTGCCCGTGATGCTTGCGGCTGCGTTCGCAAGGGTCAGAGTGTTGGCGAACAGGTTGGTGGTTGTGAGGGCGTTGGAGACGAAGAGGTTGCCCGTGATGCGTGCGGCTGCGTTCGCAAGGGTCAGAGTGTTGGCGAACAGGTTGGTGGTTGTGAGGGCGTTGGAGACGAAGAGGTTGCCCGTGATGCGTGCGGCTGCGTTCGCAAGGGTCAGAGTGTTGGCGAACAGGTTGGTGGTTGTGAGGGCGTTGGAGACGAAGAGGTTGCCCGTGATGCGTGCGGCTGCGTTCGC